AAAATCAGGTCAGAAATAGCAAATTTTCTAACTTTGAGAATTTACATTCAGGAATTGACCAATATTTAAAACGTATTTCATTAGAAATGAGTCGCTTAGAAGAAGGTTCTGAGGAATATTCTAAACAATTACAAATTCAACTTCAACAATATCGTTATAAGCAAACGTTAATTGAGCAAGAAAATCAATATATAAAAGAACAATTGCAGAACACTTCCCTTACATCTGAAGAAGTTGCAAATTTAAACAGTAGATTAAGTGACACTGTTATTAAATGGCACGAAGTTGAAAATTCTATCTATGATACTAGACAAGCTATTATTGACGCAAATACTAAAATTGCTGATAGTATAATTGATTCAATGAAGGATTCATATGCTCGTCAACGTGACATTACTTCTGCTCAATTAGATGCACAATTAGACGCATTGGAAGAAGCTTATAATAAGCAAAATGATATTTATGAGGAAGATTTAAAGAATTACGAAAAAGCTCATAAAGAAAAAGTTAAATTATTAGATGAAGAATCTAAAAAGTATGAAGAGTCTATTCAAAAGAAAATTGATGCAATTGATAAACAACGTGATGCTGAGAACTACAACAAAGAAGTTGCCAATAGACAAAAGGAAATTAATGAAATTCAAAGTCGTATTGATGAGCTTTCGTTAGATAATTCATACTCTGCTCAAGCGGAAAAGGCTGATTTAGAAAAAGAATTAGCTAAGTTAAAGGATAATTTAGGTGAGTATCAGACTGATCGTGAAATTGAATTACGTAAAGATAATCTTCAACAACAATTAGACGCTTACCAAAAAGAAATTGAAGGTAGACGTGAAGTTTTAGAAGAAGCGTTAGAATCATATAAAGAGGATGTCGAAGCTAAAAAGAAAGCTGAACAAGATAAGTATGAAGCTGAACGTAAACGATTGGAGCAAGCAAAACGAGACAATGAACGTCATTACAATGAGTTAATTGCTAATGAACGTCAATTTGCTAAAACTCGTGAAGAAATCATTAACGGTAATCTTGACAATGTGAAAGCTAGTCTACAAAAATTCCTAGATGATTTCGGAAAAATGAACGAAGAAACAGCTAATCAATTAGGAATAAGTTGGCAAGAACTATTAAACTTAATTGATTCTGTCAATCTTGCAAGTGGTAGTTTAGGTAGTATCCAAGATGTTCCTTCCCCTTCTAAAAATACACCTATCAATAGTAATCCTAAAGATATTTCTGCTAATGATAAAGTCGTAATTGAACAGATGAAACTGAACGGTCAAAAATGGGCTACTGCTAGTGCAAGTGAAAGAAAGAAGTTAGAGGAAGAGAATAAAAAGTTAGCTCAATCCATTGGTGCTACGTTCAAATCCACAGATGGTAGATGGTATAAAAATGGAGTTCCTTTGTACCATGAAGGTGGGATAATTGGCAATAAACCTACTAATCGACTATCTGAATTAGCAAATAAATTGTTCAATACTAAGCCCAATGAACAAATTGTTAAGTCGCTTATGGGTGAATTACAAATACCACCTAAGAACATTAGTAATGGTTTTGAGAATATTAAGAATCTTGTTAATCAATTACACTCCCCTACTATTGCAACAGCAGGTGGAATTAGCATTAATAATATGAACGTTCGTATTGACAGTCTTGAAGGTGGAGAAAAAGGTGCTAAAGATTTATTCAAGCATATTGAACAACAAATGGTAAAACGAGGAGGTAGAAAATAATGTTGGAGAATACTGCATTTACATATGATGGAATAAGTTCGAGAGACATGAAGGTAGTAGCTGTAAAAGTGGATTCAGGATTATTCGAAGAATCATTTCTACCTTCTCGCTCTATTCGTGAGGAATCAATTAGAGGTCGTCATAAACCTTATTTTCTAGGTTACGACCTCTCCCCTTTTGAATTTCCATTGGTATTATATTTTGAAGATTTAACTAAAGAAGAAATACGTAGGATTAGTAGATGGTTACTTGTCGATTTCTTTAAGCCACTAATATTTGAAAGTAATCCTGAACGTATTTTCTATTGTATGTATGAGGGTAATGTTGATGAATTCCATAATGGATTAAGACAAGGCTATTTAACTTTAAATATGCGTTGTGACAGTCCTTTTAGCTACTCCCCTGTTTACTCATCAGAAGTATACGACTTTTCATCAAATGTTCCTGAAGGTACTATGATCGAATTTGAGAACTATGGTGATGGAATTTGTAAACCACTAATCACATTAGAGAAGATTGGTGAAGGTGACATTCGTATTGTCAATTTATCTGATGGTGGTCGAGAATTAAAGTTAACAGATATTTTAAGTGGAGACTTGTTACTTATCAATTGTGAAGATGAACAAATTGACACAGAAGTTGCAGGTACATTCCATTATGAAAATCATAATAATACATATTTACGTTTTGTACGAGGTGTCAATCGAATAAAGGTTTATGGAAATTGTAGAGTGCAATTTAAATATCAATTTACCATTTACCAAGGTTAATTGTTAATGAATAATTGAGTAGAGATGAATAGTCTCTACTCTTTTTATATGGAGGTGTTACTTTGAGTTTAATTGAAATTGATGATTCATTAGAATTACCAAAGTTAGATATATTTATAGCTAAACCTAATTTGAATCGAAATATTATCGGTAAATTATCAGAAGCTTATAACATTAATTACACGCCTAAGTTGGGAAATATTAATGAAATCACATTCACTATTCCCTATTTAATTACTAGAAATCATAAGTTAATTGAGAATCCGAACATAACTAAAATTAAAGATAGATATTTTTTGAAAGTGTTAAATGGTACTAAAGAAGAATGGTTTAGAATTGATACTTTAAATGAATCATCAGATAACAATGGTGAATTTTTAGAAGTTCATGCCTTTTCATTAGGAATTGAATTAGGAGATAAAACGGTACGATTAATCGATGAAACGTCTAAAGATGTAGAGTATATGATGGGATTGTGTTTATCCGACACACTTTGGAGTGTTGGATTTGTTGATACAGACATTTCAACAGATGAACATGGCATCTATATTCGTAGATCGTTCGATGTTACTGAAACAACTAAATTAGATTTCCTATATCAAATTGCTGAAACGTTTAAAGGTGTAATTGTTTGGAATACGGTAAATCGTACAGTAAGTTTACGTACTCAAGATAATATTGGAAGTAATAAAGGATTACGTATTTCTTACGGTAAGTACATGAAGTCACTTGAAAAGGAATCTAATAGTAATGAAATGGTGACACGTTTAATTCCACATGGTCGAGATAACTTATCTATTCGAAGTGTCTCCCCTACTGGATTAGATTATATTGATGATTTTAGCTATTTTATGTATCCGTTTGAACGTGATGCTGATAAAAAAGTAATTCATTCAAGTCATTATATGAGTGATGAATTGTGTCATGCTCTATTGGATTATAGTGAATTATTGGAAGAGAATGATGGTAAATTCTCCACTTTACTTACAACTAGAAATGAAATTAACAATACGTTGCTAACTAAAGAAAATGAATTAATTACATTGAATATGGCATTGTCAAGAGTGTTAGATAGTATTGATATTGAGAAAGCAAACAATCGTGACTATTCATCATTAGAAAGCGAACGTCAAGAAATTCAATCTCAAATTGATGCTAAACAGTCTGAAATCGACACTGTTAAGAGTCAATTAAATGCTAATCAACTTGAGATGAATAATCTACAAGAATTATTGAAAACGGAAAACAACTTTTCTAATGAAGAGATTATGGAATTAAATACATATATTATAGAGAAGCATTGGTCTGATAATAATATCATCAATCCTGAAGACTTGTTAAAGGAAACTAAAAAGGCATTCGATGAATTAAGACAACCTGCGACAGTTTTTACTATTGATATTGTTAACTTTACTCAAATCTTAGAAGGTCAAAAGGATTGGGGTAAGTTGAATATTGGTGATACGATTTACATTCACCATGAACGTTTAAATGAAAGTATTACTGCAAAGATAACTGAGTTTGAGATTAATTATGAGAATCAATCTGTAAGTTTAACTATTGCAAATACAAAGGACATTTTATCTGCTGAAGAAAAGTTTTATAAGCGATTAGCTGATGCAAATATGACTAGTGCAACAATTGACGTTAATAAATATCGTTGGAAAGATTCTAGTGAACAAGTTTCAGAACTTGAGAAAATGATTGATGGTACTTGGGATGCTACAAAACGTGAGATAGTTGCTGGAGTAAATGAAAGTGTAGAAATTTCAAATAGAGGAATTAGAATTACTGACAGTCAAGACCCAAATAGAATGCTCATTATACAAAATGGTGTTTTAGCTCTGAGTGAGGACAAAGGTGAAAATTGGAAAACAGCAATAACTCCATCTTATATTTCAGCAGAAGTATTGAATGGTAAATTAGGTAACTTTGTCAAAATAAATGCTGATCAAATTGTGATTAATCCAGATGGAACTGAAACTAGTTTTGAGGGTATTGTAAATGAGGTAAATGAAGGTTTACGTGAAGATTTACGATTAGATGAACCTCTCCCCTCCTACATGCGATTAAATAAAACAGGTATTCATGTAGATGACCAATATGGCAATAATCGTGTTCGATTAGGTCAATACGCTAATGGTAAATATGGATTAGTTGTATTTGACAAAACAGGTCAAGCAACTATCTTAGATGAAGATGGAATTATGCAAACATATCAAGATGGAAGAACTGATAATGTAGATTCCAGTAATCCATTGGAATTAAATATCTATATCCCTTCTGACGCTAGAATCATACGTCAAGCATTATTAAGATTTAGATTATTGCCATTTAGAGCATATAGTAGGTCTACTTCTTCAGGTGGTGGATCAACTCGTACTACTAACTCTGGTGGAGGTACATGGAGTTCTACTGACAGTGGTGGAGGTTCTATTGTAACTTCTGGTAATAGTGGTATTGATGTTATTATGGGGAAAGCTGTAACCGACCCATCTCAAGGTCATAGTCACAGTTATGATATTGTACAAGGACACAAACATAACATAACTCTCCCTAACCACTCTCACAGTTTTACTGTACCATCACATACCCATACTATAACTATTCCTGACCACACACATGATATTCAATATGGTATATACACTAGTACAACAGCTACTTCTATCTCCGTCATCATTAATGGAGTAAATCGTACTTTTAGTTTAGGCGGTCATTTTAATAGTGATCAGACAGATTTAGATATTTCAAGTTATTTAAACATTGGACAGTGGAACACAATTCAACTCGGTAGCTCACGCTTAGGTCGAATTGATGCAACTGTGTTCATACAAGCTTTTATCGGAATGTAAAAGGAGGAATTGATTATGAATTTAAGAATTGAGTTACATGATGGAACGAGATTAATTGAAACAGTAGATAACTATAATGCACTTGAGTATGAACAAAAATTAAATGATAGAGAATCAATGATGATGGCTATTGGAAATTCTTTATTTAGTAAAGGTAATATCAGATTAATAACGCCTATTCAAGAAATTAATGAATAATACATAAATAAATCACGAGAGTGGGTTATCTCCTACTCTCTTTTTTAAATAAGGAGGTAAATGAATGCCTTTTGATAAATATAGTCCATTAATTACATCATTTCATAGTGGTGATATGGATGATCCATTTTACTCAGTCGAAGACATACTCATAGTAGATAATTCAGGAAAGGTAATTTTAAGTGGTATACCAGATGAATTTTCTAGGGTTCTAGTTGAGGGAGATAATAAAACTTGGATAGAAACTAATGGTGATAACATTCCGTTAGAAAATGAATACATAGTAAACTATCCTCTGAGAACAGTTGCATTCCACAAGAGCAATATTGGAAAACAACTTAAATTTTATTTTAAAAATACTGGAATGGTATACATCTCCGCTAATCA